TCCGCTCCCGGACCACCTCCCGCCGTTAAGGCACTGGAGCCGCTAAGATCCGCACCTGAACTGAAAGGATATTGTTGCGCCCCACTGGGTGGACCCAGTTGTGTGACTGACCCAGTCGGTACAGGAGCTACAGGAGCATTTCCTAGCGCGAAATTTGTTGCAGTTGATGAACCTGGGAGATATTGGGTGGACCCAAATGGAAGTCCGGTGGCTTGGTTTAAACCCCCTTGTGCGGCATACATCGAAGATGCTGCTGGATTGTACCCCGCTGCTGGAGTAAAGGTTCCGCCTGAACCCGACAAGGCTCCTGAGAAATCCCCACTCATAATGGCGTCCCAAGTCTGACCAGCAGTTGGGGCTGCTTGTGTACCAATCAGGTTACCCGCAGGACCATAAATAGGAGTCACTCCAGTCACTGCGGATTCTACCCCAGCCCCGAAACCCTGAAACCCCGTTCCTGGGGGAGCTTTCCACAAACCTTGTAAACCTCCGGTGAGTCCTGCAAGACCTCCACCTATTGCCGCAGATTTGAGAGCATCTTTGAAACTTCCGCCTCCTACAAGAGTTCCTATTCCGGACCCCAGTGCCGCCGCGCCTATACTTCCCGCTGCAAAAAACCCCGTCGAGGGAAGCAAAAAAGGAAAGCCAAACATGGAAGCCGCTATCGGTATCGCAATCGGTGCGATTTTCTTGATTACCTTGAATACCTTTTTAGCCGCCTTCTTAATTTTTTTGAATATTTTCGAGAAAAAGAACTCCGGCATTCCGGTGACCGGATTGAGGCTGTTGAACTCGTTTCCTACGACGTACCTGTTAGGATCAAGTCCCATTTCCTCCATCTGGTTGAACAGAAGGCTCTTGATGTGCGGATTGGCTTCCAGCACCTCCATGGGAATAACCGTCTCCCCTTTGGCAGCATGAACCACATAAACGTCTCCATATCGCCCAAATTCCGCCAGTTTCTCGGCCTGATCCTTCATGGAAGCAATTCCAAGAGGAGCTAGTTCATAGTCCTCGGAGGCTTCCACTATGGAATGAAGCCCACTATTGGGGTTTGTATAGGCTGTCTGTGTCATTACGAAAGCTCCAATACGCTGGCGAAGACATATATCTTCGACGCTGTGTCACAGTTGAATATAAGCGTGTCGCTGGTCTCCAGAATAAAGGGGCCTGCGAGAGACACGTCTGCGAGAGTTCCTATGCTATTCTTCTCCAACGTAACCGTTACAGAAGCGGAACTGTCGGTAATCTTTGGGTAAACCACTATAGTCCCAGAATGACTATTATACAAATTTATGTTCTTAATAATAGCGGAGGTGGCCGAAGGGCATGTATAAACGGTTACATCACCGGTAGACCCCACCAAACTTGCTACATTTTTGTATGCAGAGGCCATTAGTCCATAAACCAAGAGATACCATTAGTATCATCTTGCCCTGATATAACCGCCGGGATCTCTGTCTTAGTGAGAGCCATTTCCAGATCCCGCATAATTCTTACAAAAACGTCCGCGTCATACTGATCCGGGACCATGGGCATGGCATGATCGAGCAATTTAGCCATTAGCGCCTCCCATCGGGACGAGCTTCAAGCCGCAAATCGCCCAAAGTCCAAGTAATGTCTGTTGTATCGCTCTCAATTCTTATTACCGCCTGTCTTGACCGGCTGCGAAGAAAAGATTGTTGCGTAGTGGATTTGACAGCATTCGTGGAGTTAGTACTCAGGCTATCTCCAGGGAAGTTTCTCGTTTTCAATATGTAATTGACAGAGGCTTCAGCATCACTGCTCGTAATATCAATGTCCGGTATAAGACGACTTACAAACATAAATTGCTCACCATCTCCAATGTCAAAATCTGCGCTTTCTATATAAGATGTCATCGGAGATCCGTCATTATCATCTCCAAGCTCATGGATATACGTATAGTTAGTTCCGCTGGCTGTGCCGCTGGCCCTTGGATTATTGTGGATACCGTAATCCACCCACGCGGTTCGTACTAAAGACCCTAAATCCCATGTGTTTTCCGTAAAATTGAATTTTACATAACGATCAATCTCGTTGCTGTCCGCAGTTGGGTAAAACCAGAAAACCTCATCAAACATCCTGTTGGAGGCAGCAAAGCATTTGTCTTTTTGTTCAAGGTTTATATCGTCAAAGACGTATCGTAGCAGGGTACAGGGGATAACCTGTACACGTCCCGTGTACACATAGAAGTTTTCACGATCCATCCAGAAGACCTTGTCCCCTATAGTAGTAATGGCATTTGGTCCAATAATGGATATGTTATTAGCTAACATGCTAAAGCCAAACGTAAAAGGAGGGCCTGTAAAGCGCATTGCATGAAGCGCAGAATCTGTCCAGATCAGCATTTCCTGCCGTGTTTTCTGAGCCGCTATAATCTCGGAACCCGAAGAAATACGCTGTGATCCAGCAGTGTTTGTTACGGTAGGTGTCCAGTCAACAGGATTTTCCTGATCGGACCATCGAACCATCAACAGGTCCTGACCCGTTTCTCCTAGAGGATTGCATCCAAAACATACTACATGCCGGTCTGCACCAGAAACCATGATATGACGTGTGATTGTAGGAGCATCGGAGGCCCCTGTCTGAGAAGCAAAGGTTGTTGCCCTTGCTCCTAGCCCTAAAGTTCTATCCCAATAGTATGGAGTACCGTCATAAACATTAAATACAAGATCTTCTCCCCAGTTGTCCTGACTCCATAAACGTATGTTAGAACCTGTACTAGCTGCTGTAGCGGAAGACTCTCCAAAACCCACAAAATCGTTGGCTTCCTTAACTACCGCCCCATCAGCGTGAGATGCCGCAGTTGTTCCCCTGACTCCGCGCACTACACCCGCATCAATCGTGTTGGAAGACTTCCCGGTATACTGAATAAGTTCGTTATCAATCAGCACCAATCCCACAAAGGTGACCGCTGCGCCGCTCGAAGAACTTGCCGCTGTCGTTCCATCGTCTCCTCTGGTCAATTCTCCAAAAACATTTCCTACGTTAGTTCCATAGCGTATTTTTTCACTACCAATAAGAATAGTCCCCTTGCTTGGGAACCCCGTGGAACTTGCCACCGCTATAGAAGAACTGACGGCTGTCAAATCAGCTCCCGTTGTAGTGGCCGCAGTTTCAAAATCAGCCGCGCTTGTAAGTATAAAGGAAGTGTCGGAATCACTTATTCCACCGCTATCATTTAAGGTAGTCTGCGAATATCCCGTACTTAACCCACTCCAAAGACCGGCACCGAAACCTGTGCCTGAGACAACTGTACTTAATCCCGTGTTTATCTGATAGGTAGCCACTACGGAGGAACCCCCTCCCGCAGTTGATCCTGAAGAAGAGGCCCCAGCAGTGGTGATTGAGTAGCTATTGGAATCTATCAGCGTAAGTTCGTGCTCTGTGTTTATCTGAGCCGCCGTAATACCATCCGTAGTAGTAGCCCCGCTAAGGGTGACAAAGTCCCCGTCTACCGCACCGTGTGCCGGGGCCGTTACAGTTATAGTTCCTGTCCCGGCAGTCCCTGTTGTAAGCGGGTTTGCTCCCAAACTAGTAGTGGCTCGAATGGGGGTAATGTCGTTATAGCCACCACCCTCTTCTATATAAAACTTGGTTTCTGTACCAAGGCCCATGTATTTGGAGCCATCCAACGCCGCCCATACATGAAGAGATCTTCCCGTTCCTTCAATAGTGTTGCTGCTAAGACGCTCCCAACCCCCCATCTTCTCCGCACGGCCTTTGCGAAACCGTATTAAATCAGAGTCAAACCATCCGCTCTCATCTCCGTAGGACGTAGTCTCCCTATTAACACCTGGGTTAAAGTTTATCTTTGATAATGGCATCTAGACCTCTAGTTCAGGCCAATCATATAAAATGCCTGACTTATTACCCTCTTTATCCCATGTAACAAACAATGCTTCTACTGCTGCTGTATTCGCTGCCCCATTGATAGCATCTTCCATAGCAGTAGCTTTGGTACGAATAGCATCCCGCCAAGTCTGGATGTTACTTGGAATTGCAGTACCTTTATCTGCTTTACGAATGATGGCCCAATCTGTCTGCGCTAAAAAGTTACCCTGTTGCTGCTTAACTTCATTAATCAGGGTGGACTTTACACCAAGAGTGATAACCCCATCTTTCGTTTTATTGTCTAAATCTTTTGCATTCTTTGTTACCTTACCATCAGCATCCTGAGTAAATGACCATGTTATTCTATTAGGAATAGGATCAGGAATAATCTCTTCCAGACCAGCAGCCTTCTTTTCATCTTCCGACCAGATATGCCAGTTCCTTGGATGGGTTATTCCATTGGCATCTTTCCATGAAGAGCCTTCTCTTACAATCTTTCCTGTTTCTATCTCACGCCACATAATTTTCTCCTATACTGCCGTAGCTGGTGCAACATCTTCACCACCGAAGGGATTTTCTGCAAAGACCATTACAAGATATGCTACCCCAGTTGCATTTCTTGATGAATCATCATTTCTAATTTTTACACCATTAGATAAAAAATCTAAATTAGCCGACCCTTCAGCAGCCGACTGCGTTGTTAATCTTGCACTATTCGGATTGTATGTTCCCCTTTTATTATCCCATATTATCCAATCAGTAACTGCATTTATTGCTTTACTTATAAAAAATGCTGGTTTAAAACCCGTATAAAGGAAGGGGCCATCTGCATCAGAATTTCCTTTGTAATAATGAAGATTTGAATAGCCATCAATTGCTCTGAATAAATAGGCAACGTAAGTATCATTTTCACCATTGATACCGATTTCTGTTCCCACAGTGAAAACACTGGACGTTGGAGCAGTATCGTTCCACATTTCATCTGAATCTGCTACAGCTGCGGTAGTATTAAAACGTAGAAAATCTGTTGCTGGATCAGCAGCAACTTGGTCATTGTAAAAAAACCAATCTGCTGTATCTCCTGTAACTCCTGTTTCCTTCACAATCATCACTTCAGGGACTGCACCAAGATTATGGCTAACAGTACGAGCCACTCCTGTGCCTGTGTATGTGACAATATCAAATCCAGCCGTTGCACTTTCTTTCCAGTTCCATGACACAAAATTTTCTGAACTTGTATTTACTTGAGCACGATTTCCGACTGTAAAGCCATCACTACCAAAAGCAGTCAATCCTTCTGATTGTGTTGTCTGATCTGTGGCAGAAGGTAGTTCCAGTTCTTTCGTTACTCCTCTAACTGAATCGAAAAGGGAATGGTCGTCTGCCTCATCCCTATTTTTTATCCAAACAAAATCAGGTTGCATATCACTATTGCCACCAAGAGTTACCGCCTTGCCTCCTGAACCAATTGCCGTTCCATTTCCTGCATATAATTGAGCTTGAAAATACACCGAAGGATCTTTAATACTTGGCTCTGGCAGATTTTTTGTGCAGAGTGAAAGATAGCCACTGGGAACTGCATATTCAAAATTCCCATACCCACTAGCATCCGAATTTCCTGAACTAATGGTAAATGGTGGGTTTCCAAAATTGAATTGAAATGTTGTAGTTGCATTGACTAATCTGGCAAAAGGTGTTGATGCGAAATCTTGGTAGGAAGCACCAACAGACATTGTTGCTTGCAAATCTCCA